ACCCAATTATAGTATGTTTAGTCTTGCAAACGCTTTACTTACTTTCGCAATTGCTTTATTTTCAATTTGTTTGATGCGAGAAGGGGTAAGATGAAGCCTCTCAGCGGTCTTTCGCAATATCATATCACCTTCTTTTTGCACAGCAATTTCAGTGCAATTGAGATCTTCTGGAAAATCTATCCATAAACGACACGACTGTTCTCCACAAGATTTTTTATTTACGTAACACGCTTCAAAACATTTCATAGGTCTGGGTGCTCCTGTTCTAAAATATCAAAAATATTTTCAACTTCATCATCTTCTAGTGCAAACTTCTTTGAAGTGTCGGCTGCGTCTTTTCGATTTCGCTCAACTTTCTTTCTTTGAGGTCTGCTCTGAACTTTTAATTGCTCCTTCAGTGTGGCAATGAAATTCATAAAATTATAATCCTTTGCTGTATATGCTTTCATAACTCCCCTAAAAAATTGTGCCTGGGTCAAACTGTCATATTGAAGTTGGACCTTGAATTTAGCTTTGTCGTTTTCGGCTACGGTAAAAATAACTTTCTTTTCTTTTTCCGCCATCATTATTTCCTACCCATCGTAAAAACGCCAGGACCGGGTGACCCCCAACGCCCCTTGAAGTCACCAAAAATTACAACTGCCGATGGAAATGGTGCGCTGTTCTCTGCTCCAGAAAATTTAAGTCGCCCCTTAACAAAATGAATGGACGTAGCGTTCATTACATAATCGTGCCACCATCGCGTATCAGTTCTTGCTGGAATTAACATTGCAACCCACGAATTTCCCGATCGCGTTTCAATATATGCTTTCTTAACCCAATCACCAACTTTACTGTATGGTGGATTAATAAAAACTCTTTCTCCCTCCCAACTTTTTGAAAGGCCATCATCTTCCTTTGTAAAATATTTATGACACTTGTGGCTTTCTTCTGTTGCACAAGGATCTAATGTAAAGTGATACCTCGTATTCAGCTTATCGTAAAATTCATAAGGTGTATCCCATTCATCACTCTTCCTGCTAAACATCACCTCTTGAGATTTTTTTTCCACTCTTCACCTCCATAATATGTGTGTTGCTTTCTTTACAACTCGCGCTCGTTTGTCTAATGAACTTAGCATACTCTTGTAGTTCTGTCAAGTTTCTTGCGCCACTATAAGAAAAACCAGATGTTATACCTCGTTTCAAATCCTCAAGGATATCATGAACTGTTCCCTTATATGGAATAACTGTGGAAATTCCCTCATGAGAAGAGTATGAACCTTTCCAATCTCTTTGTGCTTCCTTGGAAGCCATGCCGCGATAAACTTTTACAGGTCCATTTTCCGTATGATAAACTTCACCGGGAGATTCAGTAGTCCCCGCGAGCAACGAACCAAGCATTACAAAATCTGCGCCCGCTGCTAATGCTTTTACAATATCTCCTGAATTTTTAATACCGCCATCAGCAATCAATTTCACACCAGATTGATCGGCTGCACCAACACAATCAAAAATAGATTGAAGCGTTGGAATGCCGTGACCTGTTTGAATTCTTGTAGAACAAATGCTACCACCACCAATACCAACCTTTACACTATCAGCGCCCCAACCTGCTAAACTTCGCACACCCTCGGGAGTTGCGACATTTCCAGCCATAATATGAACCTCTGGAAAGTTTTCTTTTAATTTTTGTAAAGCACCTTCCATAAGACTATGATGACCGTGCGCAACATCAACGCAAAGAATGCGAGCGCCAGCATCTAATAATGCTTTTGCTCTTTCAAGATAATCACCAGTCACCCCAATAGAGCCGCCGACTGCTGGAGAAGATGGTTGAATCTCTTTCGCTTGTTCTGTTGGAGAATTGTAGCGATGAATAATTCCTAATCCACCGTGCCAACTCATCTCAGAAGCCATTTCACTTTCAGTCACCGTATCCATTGGAGAAGAAATAATCGGTAATGTATAATAATCTCCCCCCAAATGATTTCCAATGTCTATTGTAGTTCTACTTTCAATTACACTATATCGCGGTTGAAGTAAAACATCATCAAAACATAACGTGGTTGTAAACATTTTATTCTCCAGTGGAACCCAAACTTCCATCTCCCCGATCGGAAATCGTAATTGGATACCAACTATATGGATCGCCTTTTGTTTCAACAGCCCTAAAATGAACAACAGGAATCATTACCGCTTGGGCGATCTTTGTACCGGGCTCAATAAGTTGAGCTTCTTTTCCAACATTGTGAAGATTAACAAAAACCTCACCATTATATCCACTGTCAACTACACAAGCGCCAACAATTAATGATTTTTTTGCAGCCATTCCAGATCGGTTTTTAATCTCCAACATATAACCATGTGGAACACCAAAACGATAACCAGTTGGTAAAACCACACTTTCGCCAGGTTCAATAGAAACGGAATCTAAACTTGGACTAGGCAAAAATCCAAGTGAAACCGGATTGAACTTTAAATCTAATCCTGCATCGCTTGGGTTTGCTCTTTCGGGGGGCTGAACATCTTCCCTCAATCTATAATACTCAATTAACATTACTTTCTCCTTTGTATGGTTTCCAGTTTGGATTTTTAAACCACAAATATTCTCGATAAAATGAATGTATTTTTTTGTTGCCGAATTGAAAATGAAAAACATCCCATCCCATTTTTTTATATTCATCAACAATAGAAAATTCACGAACAGCAACTTGCCATTCTGGAAATAGATCTATCTCCATTCCCTTTATGCGTTCGTTGGGAGTCCACTTTCTTTCTAATTTTTCATTGATAATATCTAGCATCTCACCCTTGGTGACTACGACATCTTCTATCTCAACTTCATAATCGTCCATCAAAACCAACTTTCGCACATGAATACAAGCACATAACCGCGAGACATAGAATCTCTAATAAGCTTGAACTCTTTTATTTTTTTATGTTGCTGCGCCAATTGATTTCCATAAAATGCAGCACGCTCTATCAAATATTCTGATACAGTTTCAGCGTCACTTGACTCAACTTCATCAGGACCGATGACGAGTTTAAAAATTTCTAATGTTACTTCATTATCCATTTTCTTACCTATAATTTTTTATTACATAATGTATATTATTTATTTCGGCACCAACCCTTCCAGAGTGTATTTTAAATCCATATTGTTTTTCATATTCGTCAACAATATATCCTTTATACAAATCTGTAATTAGGGGTGACTTGCCAATCACCATCAAGCACTTTGCTTTTGCTTTTTCAAAACACTCAAACAGTTTATGATGCAAAGATTGTTCAAATGCGTGTTTGTAATCAGAAAAGGTGGAATCATAAGGAGGGTCCAAAAAGAAAAACGCACCCTTGTCTTTGGCATGAGTCGCAAAAATATCTTCGAACGATTTACAACAAATCTGAGTACGTTTTAGCAATTTAGAATAATCTTCATTTAAAAGATCCTCAGAATTTATAGTTTTATATCTTCCAAAGGGAATATTGAAATGACCTTGGTCGTTATACCTCAACATTCCTCGAAAAGTAGTTTTCCTTAAAAAATAAAACCGAAAGGCTTCTTCTATTTTGTTCTTCGGGTTGAATTCATCCCGCATATAATAATATGTTAACTCTCCCGTATTTTTAAAATCTGGTGGGAGTAAATTATAAATCTCTGCTTTTTGTTTTTTCTTGCGTCTTCCACGAAAAAGATGAAACCAAGGATTATTCATCATCTCGTAAATTTTTTTAGATTTTTCAGGATTTTGCACTTGTTGATAAAAGTTAATCAACTCTTCGTGAACATCTGAAACAATATTCTTGCCTTCAAAATTTAAATCAAAGTATGCTGCGCCGCCTCCCAAAAATGGTTCCACAAATGTTGAAAAATTGGTTGGATAATGGTGGCGAAAGAGTTCTATTTCTCTCCGTTTGCCACCAGACCACTTAATTAGCGGTTTAAGCGGTGGCAATGTGTTCACTGACCCCTCGAATAATTTTGTGCCAATCTTCTTCGTTAACATGTGTTTCTCCTACAATATCAAAAAAATCATTATATCCTATTACCTTGTCTGATGTCAAGCCATTTTTAAAAAATTTCTTTGATATGTCTTGAACATTAGAAAACCTGGCTGTAAAAATTTTAGCTACCACAAAACATTGTGGATATAATTCTTCAAGACAATCTTTAACCCTCGATATTTTATCAAGACAAGCAGGCATTTTTTCAGTATCTAAATTTATATTATTTTTGGATTCGAAATAATAAACAGTATTTTCTTTTCTAAAAATAATATCCAATTGCGTTTGCGTCGTTTTACCAGTCAAATAAATATGTGTCAAAGGTAATCGATAATCTTCTGGGATTATATCATTGAATGATTTTTCTATAACATGACCAAACTTAATATTGGTACTTTGCTGTGAAAAGCCATCCCATAATAGCTCGCCCATCGAGCCATTCGTTTTAGTATTCTTTTTGTTTCTTTCTATAATAATTTCGTTGGTATATTTTTCTATCAACTTTTTTATTTTATACATTTTTACCCTACCAATTTGAAGTTCCACTTGACAGACCGAGTTGAAAATCCCCACTGAGGATCATATTCAAGCTTACTAATATAAGGTCGATTCAAATGAACCTTATCGCTTGCTTTCACGTTCCAACATTTAATTTGATTTGTTTGACAAGTGTCATCAATGCAGTTGATTATCCAAAACGACTTTCCATTTCTTGTCGTCTTCGGAATAACCTCACGCGGAATAAACCAACAAATCTTCAAAGCATCATCATAATGTGCTAATGACGGAACTTTATTGTATTCTAATCTTTCCTTTACCTTCTTGTCAAGGACGATATCAAATGGAAATATTCCCGTCAGTGACACAAGATTTTCTATTTTTTCTTCCTCTGTAAAATCTGGCTCTGTGTTATATTTCTCAATGTTCTCAAGAAATTTCTTTTTGTTCTTCGGGCGATCATCTACAACCGACAACCAAAAATGACGGCAATGATTAAATCTACCATTTGCGACAACATCACAAGCACCAGACCTAACCAGCACATCCAACGCCTTCTTATTAAACTTTGAGTAACTGATCTCTTCATTGAATATCATCTCTTCAACCGTCTTGAATGGACGATGCGCAAGAATTTGATCCATCGCTTTATCACCAAGCCCTTTGATTGATGTCAGGGGTTGAACAAGTTTTCCATCTGGAGATATTTCCCAATCGCGACCCGATAGATTTATGTCTGTTTCCTGAATTTCATAGCCAAGATTTTTTACAATATTGATTGCCTTTTCTTTTCTTTGCTCAGGCTCTTTATTCAAGAAAGCAGTGAGCCATTCGGCTGGATAATAATTTAAGAGCCAAGCACATTGGTAAGAAAGTATACTATAGCCAACGGCATGAGACTTATTAAAGCCATAGCCACTAAAATACTCAAAAGTCTTCCAAAGGTTGGTTGCGTCGGTGGCTGATATGCCCTTATCTCCACATCCCTTAATGAACTTATCATGAATTTTTTGTTTCTCTTTTGCACCTTTGCCTGTCCCCTTCTTGGTTAGTAATTTACGAAGTAAGTTACCCTCGTCCAATGAGATATTTCTTCCAAGACGATGAGCCAATTGAGCGATTTGCTCTTGAAAAATAAGAAAACCATATGTTTCTTTTGTTACTTCTTCAACGGTTGGATGAATATATTTAATCTCTTTTGGGCTCTTCTTTGCTTTGACATATGTTTTATCTACGCCTTCGCCCAAAGGACCGGGACGAAAGATAGAAGTAATGGCAGCAATATCAATTAGGCTGGTGGGCTTTGCTTTTACGCAAAGTGCTTGTGCTCCTGTCTCTGTGAATTGAAAAACTCCAGCCCACTTTCCTTTGTGAAAGATATTTTTATAAACCTGTTGATCGTTTAAGTTTAGTATATCTGGATGGAGATTTCTCTTATAGAATTCTTTTACATCATCAAAGGTTGGATTTTTGTTCCCGCGCTTATTTATAAGAATGCTCCGAATAGCATCCTCGATCATTCGTAACGTGCTCAGTCCTAGAATATCAAACTTAATAAAACCCATCGGCTCCAGGTGCCTAACATTTTGTCCTTCGGTCCATGGAGTTTGACGAGTGCCGCCACTATAAATCAATGGCATATGTTTATTCAAATCCTCACCAACGACGAGACCGCCAGCGTGCCTTGAGCAAGAGCGAACTTGACCACGCAGCGTTCTCAAATGAGTCTCTACCTCTGGATATTTTTGGAGGAAACTCTGAAGAGTTGTGCTATATTTCATTAGCTCATCAAATGTAGGATCATAAACACCGGATTTGATGCCGTGGTCTTTTTTGGCTAACGGAATTGCTTCAAAGAGCATTTTTTTCGTTACGATATTAACTTCCTGAAATGGGATATCGTAAAACTTTGCTACATCCTTAATCAAGGAACGCAATTGTAACGTATTCCAATTGGAAATAGGAACAACATTATCTTCGCCCCATTCCTCAACAAGTGCTTCTTTCAGCGTCATTGGATCAGAAACATCATAATCAATATCTGGATAATCCGTTGCGTCTGCGCGCAAGAAACGAGAAAACAACAGTTTGTGTTTAATTGGATCAACTTGGGTAATTCCCAAAACATAGGCAACCAACGAGCCACCGGCTGATCCGCGTGATGGTCCTGTAAGTTGTATTGAAGTTGCTTTATCCGCGATTGCTTTCATCGTTAAGAAATAACGACTAAAGCCACGATCCTTGATAACCTTCAATTCGCGGTCGAGCCTTTCAGTATATTCTTTACTTCTGTAAGATACAACCACTGAACCCAAACCATTCCAAGACATCTGCGATAAAGCATCGTCTTCATTCATTCCTTCTGGAATAACAAAAGACGGCAGCCTGACCGTGTTGTCTGGATAAAACTTTTCAATTCTATCGTGAGCGATATGGTATGTGCGTTCAATTGATTCACGAACCAAATCGTCGTCATAAGAAAGACCCAAAGCTTTTGAATATTTCTTATATGACGCCCACATTTGATCGCCATTCTTAGGATACAACTCCATACCAAATTGTTCTAAATTCTCTGGAAACTCACCGAAGAATGATGTAGCACCGGGACGAAGCCTTTTGTAAAGTTCTCGCTCCTTCCAAACATCTGGACTAAAGTAATGACTGTCTGCTGTTGAGATCAAAGGAATATTGTATTCCTTTTGAATTTGAATTACGAAATTGTTGAGATTGTGTTGGTCTTGGTTATACCACCACTGGAGTTCGCCATGCCACCGATCACCGAAAATTTCAACCATTTTTTCGGTTGTCTCGCGCATAGCATCAAGTATCGCATCGTCGCCCTTAAGTTGATTTTCCCAGTAATTACCGGCATAAACTCCACCTAGACAAGCACTGGACGCAAGTACCCCTTCGCTATGTTGACGGAGCATTTCATAATCAACACGAGGAAACCTATAGAAATTTCCTGGCTTGAAAGATTCCGAAACCAGTT